GCTCCATCGTCACCTTGGTGCCGTCAGGCTTCCAGACCGTTCCGTAGCCAATCGTGGGGTAGCCCGCTGGGCAGATGTACGGCTTCAGCCGCAGCCCTTCGAAGGGCCGACACAGAGTAGCGGCAATGTCTACCGCCTCACTTACTGGACCGCTCATACACCCGTCCGACAAACCAGAAGGAGATGATCATGTTGAAGACGGCAAGGTCGTCTGCGCCCCACATCGTGACCAGCACTTCTTTCCAGTTGCCGTTTTGGTCCATGGCGATCAGGAAGGCAGCAATCTTCACAGAGGCGTACAGGGCCAGGAAGGAGTAGGTGACCATCGGACGCACCAGCGCTGAGATCGCAGAGACAAACCACCCAGCATTCTTGGCGGTCTCAGACTGCTCCTTAAACGCCTGGGCCATCGTGTCCATCTCGGCCATCGTCATCTGAGCTTCGACCTGCCGCATGGCGATCTCACCACGGATCTTGGCAAACTCCATCTCGGCTTCAACCATGCGAAGCTCATGCGCCCGTTCATTCTTCTTGTCAAAGAGTTTGAACACCTCTGGCGCGAGGCGCAGGATACCGCCAAACAAACCACCGATTAGCGACTCAAACATCACTTGGCTCCTTTGATACGCTCACGCTCTTCAAGCAGTCGAACCTTGACCTGAAGCTCGTTGATGTGCGCCATCAGTTGCTCTTTGAGGAGCGCACGCTTCTCCGCAGACAGAGGACTGTCAGTCGGCACGCCTTGGTCCGTAATGAGGGCGGGCATGTTGCCTTCGATTTTGGTCAGACGCTCAGAGAAAGAATTGACCTGCCCGAGCAGCCACGCCAAAGATGCAACCACAATCGGTATGACGGCTTTTAGGACGTCTGCCCAGTTCATGCAGGCACCCAATTCTGTTGGGTTTCATCCCATACATACCGTTTACCGTCTTGCGGGTACGGCACAGGCGATTCCCACTGGCAAGTGGTCTCGTTCAAGACCCATGAAGGGTACGGCTGTGGTGGGATAAAGGCATCGCGCTGGCTGTCGTAAGTAAACCCAATCCCCGCGTAGTTCTTGCGGATGTTGCCGTTGTACGAGGTCTGCACCCAGTTTGTACCGGGGAACAGCGATTGGCAAAACGCAATGCCCTTGGCTTCGGATTCCACGCCGTTATTCATCAGTTCGTTGTTGTGAACAACGATGACCTGAAGCACCGTGTTGTTGATTCCAATCTCGGCAAAGTGCGCCATGCGTATTGCTCCTTAAAACGTGATGCTGCCCGAGGCAGTGAAGGTGTAGATGGTGAACGAACCGTCTGTGGTGACCGTTGGCGATCCTGTGGTGGATGCGGCTGTTTGAGGGGCACGAACAATGACTACGCCTGATCCGCCGTTGCCCCCGTTACCTGCTTGACCAGGGCCTGACCACCCAGAACCGCCCCCACCGCCGCCACCAAGGTTTGTTGTTCCTGCAGTTCCAGTTGCGTTGTTTAGTGCGCCCGCACCGCCGCCTCCCGCCCCGCCCGGACCTTCCGTCGCACCTGAGCGGAAAAAGTCCGCCCCACCACCACCGCCACCGGCACGAGTTACAGATGTGCCCGTGATTGAAGATGCCGTACCTGCGCCACCTGCGCCACCGTCGTTGTTTGTCGGGTCGGAGTTGCCGCCAACTGCACTTGCACCGCCACCGCCTCCGCTAGGGTAGGTTGACCCGCTTACCGAAGAAGAACCCCCTGCATTACCTTGCCCAGATGTACCCGACCCACCAGTTCCTGCGCTGGCAGACACCCCGGCACCGCCACCAGAGCCCCCTGCTCTTCCATTGGTAGCACCTGCAGCACTGCCGCCGCCTCCACCACCACCGGTCGAGGTAATAGTGCTAAATACAGAATTGCTACCATCACTTCCAGCAGTCCACGGTCCACTAGGTGCGCCTGTTCCACCATTACCTCCGCCGCCTACCGTGACAGTAATAGCAGATCCTGCAAATACTGAAAAACTTGATGCTGTTCTATAACCTCCTGCGCCACCGCCACCGGCATTACCAGCGCCACCGCCACCGCCACCTGCAATAACAAGATAGTCAACCAAAACTGGCTGTAGGGGCCACGTACCAGCCTTGATGTACTGCTGCGCCTGATCTAGCGTCCATATCCCCGGCGCTGCGCTTGTTGTCGGCGCAGTGGGGTTCGCCATGATAAAACCACCGGGGTATTGTTTGCTCATGGTTTAGAACGTGATCGTGCCAGAGGCGTTGAACTGGTAAATGGTGAACGAACCGTCTGTAGTTACCGTGGGAGAGCCAGTAGTTGATGCTGCTGTTTGAGGGGCGCGAACGATGACTACGCCAGAGCCGCCTGCACCGCCAGTTCCCGGATTTCCTCCGCCACATCCACCACCGCCACCACCAGTATTTGCAGTGCCCGGATTACTTGAAGTGTTCGTGGTTCCAGCACCGCCACCACCTGTGCCACCGCTCCCAGGATTTGCGCCAGCGCCCCCGCCGCCACCACCGGCACGAGTTACAGATGTGCCTGTAATTGACGATGCAGTGCCATTACCCCCGTTGCCGCCAGAAGTACCAGTGCCAGCAGCACCAACAGCCCCTGCTCCGCCACCACCGCCCGCGCCATAGTTTGGACCCGTAGAAGCACCCGCACCACCGTTATTGCCTTGTGATGGAGATGTTGAGGGCGTATTGCCTGCACCGCCACCGCCGCCACTCCAAAGACCGCCACCACCAGAGCCGCCTGAACCACCACCTTGGTTAGCGGAATTACCCCGCCCAAAACCTCCCCCCGTAGCAGTAATCGCATTGAATACTGAATCTGATCCAGCGGTGCCACTGGATGCCGAAACTCCTGTACCACCACCACCAACAGTTACGGTTACGGCTACCCCGATAGAGATTGAAAAACTAGACCCGCTTCTATAGCCCCCCGCGCCGCCGCCTGCGCCACGTTCATTTAACCCGGTTCCACCACCCGCCCCACCACCTGCAATAACAAGGTAGTCAACTAAAACAGACTGTAGGGGCCAATTCCCCGCGCCTTTTGCTTGCAACTGCTGCTCAAGCGTCCAAATACCCGGAGCGCTACTTGATGAAGTAGTTGGCGGCGTAGCGGAGATAACTCCGCCTTTGTAGCGCATGCTCATGCTGCGCTCCTTATGTGATGTCCTCGTACGAAATGCTGTACGTCAGCGAACTAGCCGTGCCGCTGGTCACCGTGATGGACGTACCTTCTTGGAGGTAGATCGCGGTAGTCTTGTCCACCACGATCAAAGAAGCATTACCCGGCACAGAAATGGTTGAGGCCACTGGATACGCTGTACCGCCTGACGGGGCCGAGCCCTGAGCTACAGCACCGTTGGTGTAGATACTCACTGTGGTATTTGCTGCCGTAGCCGTGGTATTAGCCACAACAATCTGGTTGATCTTGAACACCTTGCTGGATGATGCCGCGTTAGGCAACAGAACCACGGCAGTTGCGACGGACGGCGTGAGGTATGTCGTAACACCGTTGATGACGGTGACGTTGACGATATTAGGATTTGCCATGATGTTTCCTTAGAAACCAAAGATCATCGCCATTGCGATGCTTTTGCCGGTGTTGATACCACCAAGGTTTGACAACGCAGTAGCTGCAGTTGTTGCCCCAGTACCGCCGTTGGCGATTGGGAGCGTGCCAGTAACCTCAGATGCAAGATTGACGTTGCCTGCTGTAAACGCAGATGTTCCGCTGGCCTTAACCACGCCGGTTAAAGTCGCCACCCCTGTGCCACCTGATGCCACCCCAAGAGGGGAAGACAGCGTAACTGAACCAATCGTCAGAGACCCGACGTAATTGAGCGCTTCAACTACATCTGTACCGTCGCACCGCAGTACAATTTTGGCCCCATTAGGCACCGAGATTCCCGACCCAGCAGAGGTCTTTACCGTCTGGGCAAACCCGGTGTTGTTGGTGACAAAGTACAGCTTGCTGACCGCAGGGCAGATAACCTGATACGAAGCTCCTGGCGTGCCGCCAAGGACGATAAACATAGCCCGCGCTTCGTCTGCTACCCCGTTGGAATTTGACAGCGTGTAGTTCGCTGCCGTCATCGTGATGCTGGCAGTCCCGGCAATCGATGTGTCAATCAGTGAGGTTGCCCCGGCATTGAACACCGTGCCCCAAGTATTGGACAGTTCCCCGGTCGCCGGAAGGACAAGCCGAAGACTGTTGGTAAAGGTTGATGGCATCTCTTACCTCAAGCGAATCGGATCAGCGCCGTGGTGGCAGAAGCAGCAGGAAGCTGCACCGTGAAATTTGGACCGGCAGTTTTGTCAGCCCCAAAGTCCAGCACCGCAATCGCACGGTCTGCCTTGGTGGAGTTGTAGATCAACGCCCCACGGGTGACAAAACTGGACCCCGGCCAAGCAGGATTGTCAAACGTCACATACGCCGTGGTGCCAGAAAGAAGCACTTGGACATTGGTGAGGATCTCGCCCCCAGCGGTGTAGCCTGTGCCAGACGTTTCACCTGTGAGGGTGTAGGCCGTGGTGTCTGCACCAAGAGAAGCAGCGCTCGTATAGAGCGCCATCTTCAGGACATCGGTATCCAGATCATGGATAGCCAGCCATGACTCCTGTTTGAACGAAGAGCATAGCGTTTGTACCAAAGCCATTTAGACCACCTGTGTCCTGACCTGCCCTGTACGGTATGCGTCTTGACGGTTCTTGCCTTCGCCCAGGTTCTTCAGCAGGGTCAGCGATTGGACGTACTGCTTGTTCGTCTCGGCCACGATGTCAGGCTCCTGCTTCATAAACCGCGCCGCTTCAACCATGACTGCGTTAAACAACACGCTGTCAAAATTGTCACCCAGCCATGTGGTCGTTGCCGTGACGATACTTTCCGGGTAGTAGAAATACGCCAACTCTGCACTCAAAGCAGCGCTGGGCGTGGGGCCAAGCAAGAACGATTGAATCTTTGGCGTGCCCGTCTGCGTCCCGTACAGGGCGTAATACTGCGGCGTCCCAGTGACAGCAACACTTGGGAATGACTCCCGCATGAAGTTTACATCCTTGTTCAGCAAGTAACTGAACACTCCCGCAACGCTCACACCAAAGGAAAACGCAGACAAGAAGTCTGCCGGTACTACAAGTAGCGGGTTGCCAATGGTCAACGTAAGCGTGGTGTTCTTCCGCAAATTGGGAAGTTGAACCGAGTTATAGATACGCTGCTCGGCTAGCTCCGTCATTGTGGCGAAGTCAGCCGCCGAGAAAGTGTTCTCGGTGTAATCCTCAACAGCAGTCTGCAACTCGGAGTAGTTCACGCCATCGGCCCTCTAGACATGAAGCCGCGAGTAGCAGCACCGGACCCACGCTGCTTGATCCCAGAGGTCTTTGGCCCCGGAGCGGACTCTTTGGAGATGCTGCCCACCACCATGCACAGGTCACGCGGATTGACAGGGCCTTGCGGGTATGCCTGCTTGGCAGGCGACAGTTTTGTGATCTTGCTCATAGCTCACCCCGTCTTCTGGTTGGCAGCGCGGGACAGATTCTTGCCCAGGCGCATACGGTCCTCAGAGGTGGGACCACCCTTCTTGAAGGCTTTCCCGCCCTTGGCGAGCTTGGTCATCGGCTTGCCGGGGTGCATCGCACGTTCGTGCTTGTGAACATCTTTCATCATCACTCCTTAGGTGGTCACTATGGTGACTGTACCAACATATCCCTGCCCAACCAAGCTGTTTGGCGTCAGGGGCGCATCAAAACTGCTGGACCCGCCTATCGGTGCCCAGCCCCACTCAATCACCCTGCTACCCCCGCCAAACGAGCCCGTAGCAGTCACACCAGACGAGTACCAAGTGTTTGTGTCTGGACGCGGTTCACGTATTGCTTGTGGGTCACTTACAGGGTACATCCCGAGTTGCAACTGAGGATGGTCTGGGGTCCAGCACTGAGGGCACGCCTTGATTTGTGTATTTTTTGTCTTGACGACCAAATTTTTTAGCTTTTTGAGGTCGAAACGAAACCCGCAGACATCGCAGTAGCCGAATGCCTTTGCGCCGTTTGCAAAGCGGTTAGACATGCGTCACCTCAAACTTGTTTGTTTTGCGCAAGTTTTCGGCACCGGGAATTACCTGCAAATTTATTGGTGTGTGGAATCCTGAAACATTTTTACCACGAAGGGGGATCTTGTGGTCTACATGCCAAGGAAAACCAAACATTTGAGTGCGCATAGCAGCAAGCTCATATGCTTGTTCAATGATCCAATGATCATCTTTGGTTAGCCATTTAGGTGTACGCAGTAACTTATCAGCATGCTGTTTGTTTCTTTTGGCAAGCATGCGAGGGTAGTTTTCTTCGTAATACTTTTTATACTTTGCTTTTATTTGTTCTGCAACACGCTTCGCATATTCTCTTTTCTGGGCACTTCTATATTCTTTGTTTTTTTCAACCCATTGTTTTGTGCATGCCAACCGAGTTTCTTTGTTGGTTTGATAATACTCTTTAGTTCTTTGTTTGATTATTTCTACGTTTTGCGCTTGATATTTTTTTACTCTTTCAAGTGCGCACGTAATACATGCGTTATTTGATGTATACCTCAAACCGTTAATTTCTGGATGGCGCAGACAAACATCACCAACAAAACGAACTTCTTTGTTTTGTTTTGCGGCGGTTCTGTTTGGGTGCATAACGCGCATATTAACTCACAAACATCTGCCTTGGGACCAGCCTAATTGCACTCTTATCACGGTCTTCATCCATGGCAAGTGTTAGATCTTGATCATACTGGGCTTTTAGAGCAGGCATTCGCTCCATTGCGCCAGGGATCTTCATGGACAAGTAGTACGCAAGACCGGAGATAAGCGGAGGCAAAAACCGAAAAGGAACATCTTGAGTGTACGTTCCGCCAGCGCCAGGGTCTTGAATCCTACGCAATCTCCAGTACACAAATTGGTATTGCTGTGACCCATCAGGTGTAGGCCAAATAACAATTTGTGGCGTAGGCGATTGGCGATTTACCCACACTTGAATTGGCCGTGCTTGTTGCAGTTTGTTTGGGATGGACGAGTACGTAGAGACCGAAATGCGCGTAATAGTCAAATCAACTTGCGTGGAAACATTCCCCGCGCCCGTGCGAATCACATGCTCCAGAAGATCCACCGTGTCATCTGGCAAGTTATACGTGTTTGTGCCCTGGACAAGGTTAATTGTTCCAGAGTCAAGCGTCCATAAATTTATGCCTAAATTTGCCCACCCAGCCAGCAAAATTGACAGCGACCTGCGTGTTGTGCGTAGGTCATATCCTGTCCTCATTTCCGAAGAATTGCGCTCCCACGCTTCCTCGGCAATTTCGTTTAGGTCTGGATTCCAGACTGCTACACCGGATGTTGTCATGGCTTACTTCGCTGTCAGCGCAGAACGCTTGAAGGCTTTGGCAGTAGGAGCGCCGGGAGAACCCGGCTTGCGCATGGTTTCACCCGATCCAGCGGCAATCCGCTTGCGCTTGGCGTTGATGTTGGCATAGAGCCCACCACCCTCGGCGTACTCGGCAAAGTCGGTGTTGTCCCTGCGGGCATGGCGTTTCCCGCCCTGAAGGAAGTCAGTGTTGTCACGGCGCTTCTTCACCACACCCTTGCGGATGGCTCCCATGCCACGCGATGCCATCATACAAACCCTTTAGCAGGCTTTGCCGCCCATTGCCATCTTGATCTGCTTGCCTTTGGTATGGCCCTTGGAGACGCAGCCGTCACCACGAGTCACAGAACCGCCACCAGCGTACTTTTTGGTTGCCTTGTCATACGCTGCGCCCATGTCGCGGCGGCGCTTTGCCTCTTCAATTTGTGCCATCGGAGGCTGATCTTCCATGTCTTCAGGCATCACCAGCGGAGTCCGACGTGGCATGGGGGCCGAAGCAGCGCGAGCAGGCATCGGTGCGGGACGTTTCATCATGCGATCCATCTTAGACTCCTTAACAGGCTTTGCCGCCCATTGCCATCTTAACCATCTTGCCCTTGGTCTTGCCCTTGGACTCGATGCCGCCGCCCTTGGCGTAGGCCATGCCGCCGCCCATCATCTTCTTGGCGGGCTTCTTCTTCTCGTCCTTCTTCATCATGAAGGCGGGGAGGGGTTTCTTCATTTCGGACTCCTTATGGGCCTTAGGCCCAACAAACTTCTCGGCAACGCTACGGGGGATGCCTGTGCCCTTGGGATCTTTCAGTGCCGCGTGCATTAGCCGTTTTTGGGCTTCCGACTTAACCGGCACTACTTTCTCCCGGTCCACGATTTAACCGTGTCGGTTTCCCAGATGCGAATCCCGGTCCACACAATCGTAAAGATTGCTGCAACAGCAGGTAAAAATTCCACGAGCGTGCCAACCACTGTAACGACTGATAGGGCGTCAACAACATGTTTTGTGCCCTCAGAAATTTCGTGTTTCATGTTAACAGTTCCACGCCCTAAGTGATTTATTGATACGAGAGTTCGGATCTTTGGCCGTCTTCTCGCTGGTGAGCTTGTTCTTCATGCCCTTCATACGGGCACAGAATGAGTCGCGGCGCGGGCCACCTTCAGGCTGCGGGGCTTTGAGCCCAGGCTTGCCGGGGTTGGCTTTGTTGTAGGAGGCGCGGCCTTTGGCATTGAGGCCCCCCTTCTCGCTTTTGCCTTCAGCCCTAGTCCAAGCAGGTGTTTTAGCCATCATCAGTCCTTCAGAGCCAGGAACTGGGGGAGGGTCAGGCAGTCATTGCTGCCCGAGGTTAGCGTGCGGCTCACATAGGTCCACACAGCTTGCGCAAGCGTATCGTAGTCTACTCCGCCAGATGCTGCAAGGTTCAACTTGTTGCCCATCGTGCCTGGATCGTTGAAATCTGCGGCAATCGTTTCCCATACCGCCGCCGCTAAATTTTGCGGGCTGAGTTCGGTGAACGGTGTGATGTCGCCGCTCAAATTTCCCGTGGCCCTGACCGTGGCGCTGTTTGAGAACTGGACCAGCGTAGCGCCGATGGCATCAACAATAGCCCCAAGCGTGGCGTTGTTGACCGTGAACGAGAAGGACGTGCTGCCAGATGCGGACAGGGCACCAGCCAAGTTGGCCGCAAGGTTGAACGTGATTGACGTGGAGCCGACCGCCGAGACGATCAATTGCCCGTCTGCCGGGTTGACAGTAATCGTGACCGTCGAGTCGCCGCTGATGTTGACGCCCGCCGCGAGGTTCAGCGTACCCGGCGTGACCGTCACCACCAGATTGGTGAACGACGACATCGCCCCCGGCTTGTACGGCAGCACCCACGACGATGGGGCCAAGTGCCCGGAGGGGACGCCTGCCAGCTTGGACGGGATGCCCTCGCCCACGGACTGGTTCATCCGGTCACCACGCCTCCACATGGAACGGAAAGTTCCAGGCGAGCCGCCAATCTGGCGCAACGGAAGCTGCGCCAGGAGCGTGGTGTTTGTCTTGAGAGCCATGAGCCCGATCAGCCCCAGCCGACCTCGACCGCGCCGTAGAAGTTGGTGGACGCCGCTGTAGCCGCACCCGCGAAGTAGAGCCACGTGAGACAGGCACCGTCCATCACCCGAGGAAGGCTCGGCAGTTGGTTCAGTAGATCCCGCTCGGCAGCGACGGACACGGTAGTCAGTGGCAGCGTCAACAACGGGCGGGCAAGGCACAGCGCTCCGGTGCCGGTGTTGGCGGCAGAGAACGTGACCGTTGCGACGGTGGACACGCCCGTGTCTCCCGAGGCCAAAGGCAGGAAGGGGCCGTAGTTGTTTGACGCAGCACCGGAGTGCGAAATGTGGCCCACGATGGCCGAGGCCGTCATGGCAACTGTGACCGGAAGCGTCCTGCCTGCTGTTGGCACCGTGTTGCTGTAGCTGAGCGCGATGTTCTGGGCCGTGGCACCCGCTGCGGCGGTCTGCACCCAGAACAACCTGCACCCGGCCCCGTTGGTGTAGCGCAGAGCGGGCGTGCCCGTGAGGGTTTGTGCCGTGGCCGAGTTGTTGCTGATGCCGGGCCAGTAGCCCTGCAAGTCCACCAGCATCAACTGCGCCGGGACACCCGTGGCAACGCCAGTGAGTGCATTGACGTTCAAAACGTGCTTGGTATCTGGACTGACGTTGCCGCCATGCGGCAAGCCGAAGATTTGCGTGCCGTTGCCAGTCAATTCGTCGCAGGTTCTCCAGGCCAGCGCAGTGCCCGCAAAAGCATTTGCTACGGGAGTACCGGCCAGTCCGCTGAAGTCATACCAACGGGCGGCGGTGTAAGCAGTGCCGCCCGTAATCTTGTTCCAGTCAGAACGGTTGAACTTGCCGCTCGTGATTTCGCTGACCAGATCGTCCATTGAGGAAAATGGCATGGTGATTCCTTAGGTCCAGATGAATTGCGCTTGCCCGATGATCGGCCCCAAAGCGCCGGTGTTGGTGGACAGGTTGTAAATGTAGTTGAGGTACGCGCCTTCGTAGATGCGTGGCAACGCAGCCTGTTCACGCAAGAAGTTTTTTTCAACCGTAGAAGAAAGCTCGTTCAGTGCTAGGTTGAAG